ATTCCTCCTCATAATTCAGAAGGTGAGTATATTTTATGGTTAGCTGGATTTATCGAAAAAATTACAGAAGGTGGACCTAAACCACCTCCGCCTATAAAGAAATTTATTCCAGAGTATATGAGCTTCAAATCTGAATTAGATTTTTTACCCTTAAATGAGGAAAAAATTCAAAACGAAGGTAAAGAAATTACGGATTACTTTAATTCAAAGCTCTATAAGTCAACTTTTAAGAAGTAATACTATATTGCCTGTGAGTTTAGCCACCGCCTTAGGGCGGTTTTTTTATGGGTGAGAATAATGGATTCTACAGAATACTTTTGGCTTACTCGGAAAAAAGAACCTAAAACTAAACCTAAAAGCCGGCCATTGCCTAAGGCGAAGCAAAAATATCTCGAGGCTGAGGCAACACTTAAGGAAGAGCTTGAGGATTTGTCGATTGGATTTGAACAGAAGTTTCAGCCGATCCATACCAAACACTGGCGCTTTGACTTTCATATTGTGAAATTGCGTTTGCTCATTGAAATTGAGGGCGGTTCCTGGTCTGGTGGGCGTAGTGGAAAACTGTCAAATAAAGCATGGAGTCTTGATCGATATGATCATGCTGAAGAGATGGGTTACAAAATAGAGCGCTTTCATCCAGACTCTGTTTTGTCGGGATATGTCATTAACTGGATAAAAGACGAATTAGCGAGAATTGAAGATGGAGCAGATCAGACCATTTCCACCGACTGATTTTATTGATCAAGCAGATGAAGAAGAAGCAATAAGACTAACACCAGCACCAGATCTAAAAAAATGGGTTGTTGCTAATTACTTAACTATTGGTGGACCTCTTTATAACCCCGATCATGATCACATAGCTGAGCTGCTTCACGATAATGAAGAATTTTTAGCATTTGCTTGGGCCTCTTCTGCATATAAAAGCAAGCAAGCTATGGTGTTAGGCCAGTGCGAAAAAGTCATGTTCAATGTTGGTGGCTGGCGTAAAGCTAGACAAGAGCAACAGATGCGAGACTGGTTCGGCTTTGTGCCAACATACTTAATAACTGTCGACGCTTCTTTCTGTGAGCGTGCAAACGATACAGAGTTCTGTTACTTACTTGAACATGAGCTTTACCACATTGGAGTGATGAGAGACGAGGACGGAGAAATTGTTTATAGTGATAGTTCTGGTCTTCCTAAGCACTATCTTGCTGGTCATGACGTTGAAGAGTTTATTGGCGTAGTTAAACGGTGGGGACCAAGTAAGAATGTTAAGCGACTTATTGAGGTCGCAAAAAATCCGCCGTTTGTTTCGAATCTTGATATTTCAAAATGCTGCGGAAACTGCGTAATCAACTGAGCCGAATGGCTCTTTTTTTTGCCTTCTTTGCTAGACGTAGCTAGACAAAGGTGGGGGTATGGCTGCACTTAAAGAACAGGTAAAAATATTTATTGTTCAAGCGCTTGCCTGCATGGATACCCCTCAACAGGTAGCTAATGCTGTCAAGCAAGAATTTAACATTGAGATTGATCGAAAACAGGTACAACTTTATGACCCGACAAAAGCGGCAGGAAAGAATTTAAGTAAGCAATATAAAGACCTTTTTCATAAAACCCGAGAGGACTTTAAAAAGAATGTTTATGACATCCCTTTAGCCAATAAAGCCTATCGGCTTAAAGAACTTCAGAAGATTTATGAAGACTGGAAGAACAACAGGCTTATGAAGCAAGGGGTTATTAAACAGGTTCGGGAAGAAATGCAGGGTTATGACCTGATGTTATTAAATCTTGAGTTAAAGCAACTTGAAATTGAAAAGTTGAGAGAGGGTGAAGGTGATGAAGATCCAACACCAGTCAAGGTAACTATTCAAGTTGTGGATGCGAGTAAAAAAGATGCCGAACATCAATCCGACACTGAATGTACCTCAGGCTAATTTTTTGCAGATGGAAAAGAAGTTCCGCGCATTCGTCGCTGGCTTTGGATCGGGAAAGACTTGGGTTGGATGCTCCAGTTTATGCAACAAAGCTTGGGAATTTCCAAAAGTACCTTTGGGTTATTTTGCTCCAACATACCCGCAGATTCGCGACATTTTCTTTCCAACTATTGAAGAGGTTGCTTTCGATTGGGGGCTTAAAACTAAGGTTTATGAAACCAATAAAGAGGTGGATATCTATTATGGTCGCCAATATCGAACGACAATCATTTGCCGGTCTATGGAGAAACCAGCAACAATTGTAGGTTTTAAAATTGGCCACGCCCTGATTGATGAACTTGATGTTATGGCCAAGGTCAAAGCTCAACAGGCTTGGCGTAAGATCATCGCACGTATGCGTTACAAGCAAGCTGGTTTGCTCAACGGTATTGATGTGGCCACAACACCAGAAGGTTTTAAGTTTACATACGAGCAATTTGTTAAAGAGGCAAATAAATCAGAGGCTAAGCGTAAGCTATATGGAATGATTCAAGCTTCAACTTATGACAATGAAGCTAATCTTCCAGATGACTACATATCATCACTTTATGAGTCTTATCCGCCGCAATTAATTTCAGCTTATTTAAGAGGGCAGTTTGTCAATTTAACCAGCGGTGCTGTTTACCCCGACTTTGATCGAGTTCTAAACCACACGGATGAAGAAATTAAGAAAGGTGAGCCTTTACTCATTGGTATGGATTTTAACGTGCTTAAAATGGCTGCTGTGGTTTATGTCATTCGAGAAGGGAAGCCAAGAGCTTTAGATGAACTGGTTGGCGTTCGTGATACGCCAACAATGGCTGACCTTTTGATTGAAAGATTTCCTAATCATGAGATGACAATTATCCCAGATGCGGCAGGCCAAGCTACTTCATCGAAAAAGAGTAGCGAATCTGATCATGCAATCTTGAGACAGAAGGGTTTAAGGGTCGAAGTCAATTCAACAAACCCGAACATTAAAGACCGAATTAATGCAGTAAATGCTTTGATCTTAAATGGCAATGGTGAGCGAACACTCTTAGTCAATACAAATAAATGTCCAAGACTCACAGAAACTTTTGAGCAGCAAGTTTATGACGATTTTGGAATGCCAGATAAGAAATCAGGCTTGGACCATGTGGGAGATGCTGGCGGATATCCTCTTGCTAAACGCTTCCCAATTATTCGTCCTGCAAGATCACTAGATATAGGAATGGTTTACTAATGCCAGTTAATACTGAACATCAAGCTTATGCAGACATGAAAAAGCGTTGGGAAACTATCGACGATGTCTGTGATGGTTCTGCCAAAGTAAAAAAACGTGGCGAACTTTATTTACCAAAACCCAATGTATCGTCTGACTTAACGCAGAATGATCAATATTATTTGGCTTACTTAACCCGTGCTGTGTTCTACGAGATTGCTAAAGACACATTAAACAAGATGGTGGGCGTGGTATTTGCAGAGGATCCAACATTCGAACCAGATGGAATGGATTTTCTTAAATACGATGCAGATGGTACAGGTAAGTCAATTTACCAAGTTGCACAATCTGCCTTGCAAGGTCAGCTTAAACATGCACGTGGTGGTTTATTTGTTGATTATCCAACTACTAATGGCAATGTGTCTGTGCAACAGGCAGAAAGCTTAGGTATTCGACCAACAATCGTATTTTATGAATCGCTTAGTATTATCAACTGGAGCCTAAAGCGAGTTGGATCAGTCTATAAGCCTGAACTTATTGTCTTGCATGAGAAGTCCACGGTAAAAGATCCAGAAGACGAATTCTCTAAGAAAGAAATTAATATTTATCGCGTACTTCGTCTTGATGCAAACAATGAATATTACGTTCAGGTTTATACTGATAAGTCAGGGGAGTTGCAGGGCGGTGATATTCTCTATCCAACAAATTCATTAAACCAAAGATGGAATGAAATCCCTTTTATTCCTTTGGGGTCTTTGGCTAATGATTGGAATATTGATCCTATCCCATTAGAACCGATTGTCACGATGAACTTGGCCCACTATCAGAACAGCGCAAGCTATGAAGAGATGGTTTTCATTTGTGGTCAAGCCCAACCAGTTATTAATGAACTTGATGAAGGTTGGCGCGACTGGTTGCAGAAAAATGGTGTTCGCTTAGGTTCTAAGAATCCTTTAATGCTTCCGAAAGGCTCATCATTTGACTACAAGCAAGTCACTGAAAGCACCTTAGCAAAACAGGCTATGGATGCTAAAGAAAAGTACATGCAGGCGATGGGAGCAAAGATTCTTGAGACTGAACAAGTCAATAAGACTGCTACCCAATCAAATAATGAAAAGCTGGCTCAGTATAGTGTCCTTTCTTTGTGTGTGGCGAATACCAATGAGGCGATGGAATATGCGCTTAAATGGTGTGCTGCTTACTACGGAAGTGGATCTAAAGCGAAACTTACAATTAAGCAAGACTTTGCCAAAGGCAAGATTGACCTTGATACGCTTAAGTTCTATTGGGAAATGGTTCTTGCTAGTCGCATGAGTATGGAAACATTCCATGAATTGCTTACTACTGGGAAAGTTCCAGAAATTAGCTATGAAGATGAGCAAACACGCATAGAAAGCGAGTCAGTCAATAGACCTATGGTGGTTTAAATCGCAGGAGTGACAAATGAACGTCCAGTTGTCACAACAGGCATTACTTGATGCACTGGTTTCACATCAGGCCTATCTTTATCGGCTCTCTTCAACTGAAATCAATAATCTCCTAACACAATTTGATTCGCTCTCTAGTGAGATGCTTTCAAAGTTAAGAGATTTGTTAGATGACTTGAGTGACGCTGAAAAGACTGCATTGATGGCAGCGCAATACACAACACCTGCTTTGAAAGAAGTTAGAACATTGGTTCAGACTTGGCAGGCAAGTGTAGCGTCAGGATTGCTTGAGAGCTTCACTGTAAGCGCTACTGCATTAGCGGTGTATGAAGCTACATATCAGGCTAAAACCCTCGCTAATCGCAAAATAGAACCAAATGGAAAGACGCTATTCAACAAGGCAAAGAAAACGCCTTTAAGCGGTGGTGTGCTACTTGATTACCTATTCGAGAAGATTGCAGACGATACAAAAGTACGAGTAGAGCAAACAATTCGAGATGGTCTATCTCGGGGTCAGACAAACCAGCAGATTGTT